TGCTCTCGTTCGTAAGTGAGGCCGGTGGCGTTCAAGGCATCAATCATGGTGAGTTCCGCGCTGGTGGGGTTGTCGAGTCGCCATTGTCGTTGGGCCAAGTGCATGGGTATCAGGCCGGGGTTGTTGGCTTTCTTGGCAGTGGAGATTTTGTGGCGCACGTCGGAGCGCTTGGCGACATTGACGCGGAAGCGGAGCAAATGGCGGTTGGTGGCGCTCATCTTGACGGCAGTCGCGGCGCGCCGGTTTCCATCGTCTTTGAACCACTGGTTGGAGACGGACTCACTGTGAGTGCGCAGAGGGATACTGTTGGCGAGCAACAACTCTTTGAGACGACGATAGGTGATTCCGTACCGTTCGAAAATCTCAGGGGTTCCGAGGCGCTGAACTATGTAGACCTCTCGCAGGAAGTCTGCGATGGGCCGACCATATTCAGCTTCGATGCGCAGGGCTTGAAACTGTGCGGCGCTGACGTTGTGCTTAGCGAGATGGGATCGAGACCATCCCTTCATCTGCAAGCCGCAAATGGGGCAAGTGACGGACATGACAACCTCCTGTTGTTGTCTCCTGAAAGGCCGTGGGGCGCTGGGTCAGGAAACCCAGTTGTCAGAGGGGTAATTACTCCCTCTCAAGCCCTACCAAATTATACAACGGTGCGCTTTATTCAGCGAAGACACTACCGCGGCACAGTGCATAACATGACGGTGGCCGACGACAACAGTTATTGCGTAGGTGGTCATGTGGTGCACAACTGCATGTGCTACTACGAAGAGAAGCTCATGCCGCCGAAGGATTTCGCCAACCAGGTGCGCGGCTGGGTGAGCGGTGACAACAACTTCTTGGACGATTACGCCGATTGGTTGGGACAGCGGGCATTGGCACCCATCCCCGACCAGATCACGCTGATGGGCATCATGGAATTGTGGTTGAGCAACAACGTCGACGCGATGGCGACGGTACTGAAGGGGTAAGGAGGAAGTGACCGTGAAGACAGAACAGGAATTCCTACGGGCCATCTTGCGCTGGTTCGGCTTGAATGAGGCCGTGCGTACCGACCAGAGCCTGGAAGCGCAGCGGGAAGAGTTGCGTGTGGCGCTCAACCTGTGGTCGAGCCGGCCGGCGAACGATCTGCGCGTGGCCTGGACGTTTGGCGACCGGCTGATTGCCTTCGTCTGGCTTGAATCTCCCGACACCATCGAGAAGCGCCTCTGGGAAATCCCCTGGCAGCGCAATGGCGAGAGCACCATCATTTTTGGTGAGCCGGTCGAGGTCAAGGAAGTGATGACCTACGAGCCGGTGACCGAAAGCACCGCCAAGCCGGGCAAGGGGCAGCGCTTGACCGAGACCATCGACCAGGTGCTGCACCTGCACGAAGCGCAGAGCGACCCGGNNCGCAGGGCACCGGCGCACGGCACGTCAAGGCCGTGGGCATCACGGCCGATGTGGTCAATGGCAACGGGCGGCGCTACCCGCGGCAGGTGCTGGCCGAGGCTGTGGCCAAACTCAACAGCCACCTACACGAATCCAACGGTCAGGGCCGTCTGGTAGCCCTGGGCGAAGCGGAACATCCGAGCGACAAGGGCGGACGCACGAACATCCTGGAGACCGTCGTTAAGTGGGAAGCGGCATCCCTGGACAGCGCTGGCAAAGTGCTGCTAGAGGGCGCCATCTTGCCCACCACGAAGGGCCGGGACGTGCAGGTGCTGCTCGAGAACGGCGTTCCGGTTGGAGTATCCATGCGGGGTTTCGGGGAGAGCAAGGTCATCCGTGAAGACGGCGCCAGCATCCAGGAAGTGACCGCACTGACCATTCGAGGCTTTGACCTGGTGGCGCAGCCGTCCGATCCCAACGGGCAGGTGGTGGAAAGCGCTGGGTCGCAAGACGTACAGGAGGCAACTACTGTGACTGAGGAAGAGAGGAAGGCCCTGGAGGAAGCTGCCCGCAAGGCGGCCCAGGAGCTCGAGGAAGCCAAGCAGGCGCTGGCCGCGCAGGCAAAGACGCTGGAGGAAGCGCAGCGCGCACAGGTCGAACTGGCCGAGCGCAAGGCGCAGGAAGCGGTCGAGGCCGCCATCACCGAGAGCACCAAAGACCTCAAGTATGGCGACGGGCTGAACAAGCTCTTCGTCGAAGCGGTCCGGGCGGCCAAGCCGGCGACGCCCGACGCGGTCAAGGTACTCATCGAGGCCAAGCGCCGCGAATACGACGGTATCGCCACGGCGGCCAAGCTGGCCAGTATGGGGCGCGGTGACATCCAGATCGCCGGCCCCGTCTTCGAGCGGGAGACCGGACGCCCGGAATTCACCCGCGCCGCGTTCGACTTGAACGAATCGCTGGTCAAGGCGGGCGAGGGTCATCGGCGTGACGTGGTGAAGGGGGACAGCCTGGCGGAAATCTTCACGGCCCGTGTGCTGGAACGCTTCGACCGGCAGCACCAGGCCAAGCTGTTGGTCGAGAGTCGCATGTTCGAGGAAGCCGAGCAGACCAGCGATCTGAACCTGCCCTACTCGGTGGCGCGTATGCTCATTGAGCAAGCGTACCCGGAACTGGTGGCAGCCAACGTCTACGATTTCGGCGCGACCGACATGTCGCCCGCCCGTGTGTACTACGAAGCGTATGCCGGCGAAAGCGGAGCGAGCGTGACCGTCACCGACGAGGTCGTGGCCATGTCCCTGGCGGGTTGGGTGCAGTTGGCCAACAAGCGCCTGCGGCCGGGCACGGTCGTGCTGACCAACAGCGGCGCCACCGTGACCTACGTCGAAGGTACTGACTACGTGGTGGACTACGAAGAGGGCAAGGTGCTCGCCATCGCCACCATCACCGAAGCGCAGTCCTGCAAGATCGACTACGTCGCCGACGCCTTCCGCAAGGGCGAGATGGCCGAGATCGAGCGGGCCAAGAACACGCTGACCTACGCCACGCTGAACATGGAAGCCGACCGGCTGGCCATGCAGATCAGCCGCGAGGCGATTGTGTTCAGCCGCTCGCAGCTCAGCTATGACGCGGTGACCCGCACGCTGGGCAACCTGGCCCGGCTGGTGCGCCGCAAGATCGACAAGGACATTCTGTACAAGGGGCTGGCCGCGTCGCTCAAGCAGGCGAACAACAGCGGCGGCACCTGGACAGCGGCCAGCGATGCCGAGAGTCTGCTGGTCAAAGCGTTGGGGGTGGCCAAGACGAAGGTCTACAACCGCAACTATGTGCCGACGGCCTTCGTCATGTCGCAGACAAACGCCGACCGTTTGTCCAACTGGGACGGCTTCAAGCGCGACGGGTTCCCGAACGCCGTGCTGAATGCAGCCGGGTTCGCCGGCGGGCTGAAAGGGTTGCCGGTCTTCGCTTCGACCGAGTACCCGGACGGGTGGATTCAGGTGGTGCACCGTGAGTTGATCGCCCACCGGGTCTATCAGGCCATGACCTTCTTCGGCCCGTTCCCCAGTTACAGCAACGGTAAGTTGGTGGGTTCGGAGCAGTACTATGTTGAAGAGTTCAACGGCTCGCTGATCACGGTGCAGGAGAAGTCGGCGCACGTGAAGGTCGCCTGACGTAGGCAGGCAGCAGAATGACGGGGGAGGCGGGCAACTGCCTCCCCTTGACCCAAGAGGCAATATGGCTGAGACAACACTGATGATCGTGCAGTACCAGGGGGCGGGGCCGCTGAGCGTCAACCACGACACCTGGTATCCCGGCGAGACGCACACCGTTACGCCCAAGCAGTATGCGGCGTTGTGTGCAGAACACGGCGCGGAGGCATTCGCCGTGCAGGGTACGCTGACGGCAACGATTGCGCCGGTTGCCGTCGAAGACCCCGACGGGGTTGATGCCGTCGAACCGCTGCGCGTGACGGTCGAGCCACCCAAGCGCAGGGGCAAATGAGCACACCGCTAACGCTGCTGACGGCGCAGTTGGAGCAAGCCATCGCCGCGCGGGACGGCGTGCCGGCCAGCTACACCGAACTGGTACAAGCGGCCATCTGGCAGCTATCCACCGACGTGCCGATGGTGCGCCAGGCGACGCTCAACGTGGTAGCCGGTACGGCCACCTACACATTGCCGGAAGATTTCCTGCACGTGATTGCGCTGACCGTGCCGACCAGCGAAAATGGGGTCATCGTTGGCGACGGCAAGCTCGTCGCTGCGCCGTCTGGCTGGGATGAGCAATACTACATCGCCGGCAGCGAAATCACATTCGACCCGATACCGACTTACGCCATGGCGCGCACGCTGCGCTATGCGGCCGCGCATGTGCTGGATGCCAGCAGCATCTATCCGCGCTTGAGCGCCAACGGTGCCCGCATTGCGCTCTTGTATGCGCAGTACCTGGCCCTGCAAGAACAGGCCGCCGCGGTGGCCGGCGACGGCTGGAGCTACAAGATTGGCGACGAGGCGGTGGACAAGCGCGGTCAGGGTGCGGGTTTGCAGACACAGGCAGCGGCCCTGCTGTCCAGCTACCAAAATGCCGTCAAGGGCCTCAAGGGGTACGGGGCGCAATACCGGCACAGCGTCACGTTCGACGGGGCAGTGGAGGTGTAGCGTGCTGACTGACGCCGACCGCGCCCGCATGCGGGCTGATTTGACCGAGATCCGGAACGACCGGGCGGTGAGCATCACCATCCGGCGCAATGGCGTCACACTGGCGGCCCAGACGGTGCGTATCGCTCGCTCTGGACAAGGGCGGTCACTGGTAAGCGACTCGGACGGTCTACAAGCGGCGGTGGGCATGGTGACACTGCTCGGCGACACGGCGTTCAACGTTCAACCGGGTGACCGGTTTACGGCGGCGGCTGTGTTGTACGAGGTGATTGCCGTGCACCCGCACCGGGACGCCGCCATCATGGCTGAGGCGAGGATGGTGCAATAATGCCAGCCTCAGCGCGCATCCGTTGGTCAACGCCACCGGACGAGCTGGCCAGAGCCATCGAGCGCTATGGCGACCGCGTGCTTCAAGCTGTTGCCGCCGTGGCACAGTATGCCGCCACGCAGATGCAGAACGACGCAAAAGCGCAGGCCACCTGGACGGATCGCACTGGCAATGCCCGCACCGGCATTTTCGGCACATCAGAGGCCGACTTTGGGGCGAAGGTCGTCACCATCTATCTGAGCCACGGCGCGGTCATCGATTACGGTGTATGGCTGGAACTGGCCAACTCTGGCCGCTATGCGGTCATCATGCGCACCATGCAGGCGCACTATCAGCCGCTGATGGACATGCTGAAGGAGATTTTTCGATGAGGCGCACGACCGNNNTTTTATTCGCTGGCTCTCTTGCGCTGTGTGTTGTCGGCACAGCCAGCGCGCAAACTGGCAGCTACACTTGTACCTGGACGCAGGTCGCCGGCGGCTTCCGGCTCGACTGCCGCACACAGGCGACGCGCACGCCGACGCCAACGAGGACACTAACATGGACGCCAACAGCGACTACAACCGCTACGTCTACGATGATGCCGTCGCCTACGTCTACCGCCACATTAACGCCAACAATGGCGCCGCCGACGCCAACCATCACCGCTACCTCAACACCCTCACCATTGCCGCCCACCCACACCCCTGTTGCCAGTACGGCAACACCGACGCCGCCAGTTTCGGCGGGCAACATCGTCAACGTGCCACTGTTAACGGTACAGCCCGGCGCGCCTGAACTCGACGCCAACAACTGGTCGATCCTGTGGGCCGGCACCATCGCTACGGACGGCGACTACTTTCAGGTGCGCATGGTGGGCAGTGACGCCGGCCTGCACGTGTACGCGCAAATGGTGCGTATGCACCCGGCACCGGGCGATACCTTCACGCTCACGGTCAACGGTCGCACGTTCGCGGCCGGCTACCAGTCGGCACCGGGCTGGACGTTCAGCGAGCGTTGCGGAGGCGGCACCTGTCGCGGCTGGGGCGCCGAGCGTGTGATCCCCTGGGCGGAGCTTGGCGGGCGGCCTGCCAGCGGCGACGCGTGGGCCATGACGGCGCGGCACCTCGGCGCCACCTGGGCGGGTACGCTGCGATGGGACGGGCCAGACTACCGCGGCACGCTCCCCAACGGGGCGACAGTCGTCAGTGTGCCGTTGACCGCCGACGCTACGCAGGGCGGCAGCACCGATTGCGGCGATTGGGCATACCCTGACTACCATTCGACTTGGGGCGATACCAACGTCGAAGCCACCAAATACCGTGATTGGTGGAGCGTGCAAAACCAGTGGGACACAGCCGACTGGCCATGCTACGTGCGCTACGCGGCCGCGTGGTCGCTGCCGGCACTGCCCCCCGGCGCAACGCTCACCGGCGCATGGCTGGACGCGTACAAGTTCGGCCACTCGGGCTATCCGGGTGAGAGTACCGGTGTCAACGTAATCCAGGCGTGGGAGCTATCGCCCGACTGGCGCGAGGATGCCATCACATGGAACAACGCGCCGGCACCGGGTGAGAACATCAGCCGCACGCCGGTAGGCGAGTGTGCCGCCGACAATTGCCAGCCGGGTGAATGGCACACGTTCGACGTGTCGGAGATTGTCCGGCGCGCCTATGCCCGTGGTGACACGCAGGCGAGCGTGCTGATGTACACAGCCGCAGGGCAGTATCACAGTGGTCGCTATTTCTATAGCCGGCAGGGGGCTGCACCGCCGGTAGTGAGGATTGCATATGTCATCCATGACGATGGCGGAGTGGCAACGCCTGGCCCGACAATCCCGCCCACGCCGACGCCGACCAGCGTGGCGACGAATACCGCTACGCCCGGCCCAGCACCAACTGCAACAATTTCGCCTCAGCCGAGTGCGACTCCTGCGCCTACCGCCACGCCGCAGCCTAGCGCAACGGCAACGCGCCAGCCTACACCGACGCCGATACCTCCTGTCGGCACAGGCCGCACCTACTACATGTCCACTACCGGCAGCGACAGCGCAGTTGGCACCCTGGCCGCCCCCTGGGCTACCTTTGAGCGAGCATGGCGCAGTCTGTCTCCCGGAGATACCCTGATTCTCCTCGACGGCACCTACCGCCAGTCGATGATACCCGCCATCAACGGCACGGCCAGCGCGCCGGTCACCGTGCGGGCCCTGAACGACGGCAAGGCCATTATCGATGGCGAGGGGAAGCGCACGCCGGTTGAGTTCGGCCACACCCGCGTTGGCCGCGGCGATCACTTTGTCGTTGAAGGCATCGTAGCCCGCAACAGTAGCGGCGATGTCTGGTACATTCGCAGCAACAACGTGACGTTGCGCCGGGTGAGCGGCTACGACGCAGATCCAGATGACAACAGCAGCGTTTTCACCTTTTGGACGCAGGGGGGCGGCCTGCTGGAGGACTGCATCGCTGCTGGCACTGGGCGCAAAGCCATCCTGCTCTATCAGACGCAGAACGTCACCGTGCGGCGCTGTTTTGCCCGCTACGACCGCTGGGACGGCCGCAACTTCTGCGGCGTGACCTGGCCCAACTCGGAGACGGTCGAGGTCTACAACGGCGACGGCAACATCCTGGAGAACATCATCGTCACCGGCCCTTCGCCGGTGTGGCTGATTGCTATGCAGGCGAACGACGATTCTGCGGCACTGCGCAACAACCAGGTGCTCGGCTCGATGACGGTGGGCGCCGGCATGGCCCGCACCGGCACGGCCTACGACTACGGCCCGCGCCCCATGCCCTCCGCATGCGGCAACAACCTACGTGACTTCACCTGGCCCAGCCAGCGGGCCGGCATCGCCATCTGGGGGCAGGGCACCATCCAGAACAACACGTTCCGGGACATCTTGTCGGTGGGCAACGCTGGGTTGGGATTCACCAACGACAAGCCCTACGGCCCCGGCGCAGTCGGCACCACCTTCGACCACGCCACAATCTACGGCAACGGCGCCTATGCGCCTGGCGTGGACGGTGGCGCGGGTGCCCAGGTGAAGCTCGGCGGCATCAGGCCCACCAACAGCCGCATCGCCGGCACGCAGTACCAGGGCGAGGGGGCGCGGCTGACCAACCGCTACGTGGGCGGTGCGTTGACCGATGTGCCGTTGTGGCCCTGGCCAATGGAGGGGCGCGGCATGGCGGAGTTGGGGCTGAGCATTACCGGCTGGGCACAGCAGTACGTGGGGAGGTAGGCATGGCAACACGATTGATTTTGACCCCGCTGGCTGGCGAGTTCCCAGCCAGCAATTTCCCGCAGTTGACGCTGAGCAACCGCCGGCCGGTGCTGGCGTTCGATGCCAGCACCAGTGAGACCGCCTATTGGACGCTTGTTGCGCCGCAGGGTCTGACCGGCACGATCACCGCCGTGATCTACTACGCTATGGCATCGGCGACAACAGGCGGCGTGGCGTTCGATGTGGCACTAGAGGCGATCACGTCGGGCGACGCCACTGACACGGACGCCGCTACCAGTTTCGATACCGTCAACGCCGGGAACGACGGCACGGTGCCGGGCACAGCGGGCTACATGGAACAACTGACAATCACGCTGACCAACGCCGACAGTATCGCCGCGGCGGATTTGGTGCGCGTGTCGGTCGCCCGTGACGTGGCGGATGCCGCGGACACGGCGACGGGTGATTGCTACGTGCTGGCTGTGGAAATTCGGGACGCCGCGTAACTATGGCAATTCGTTTTGATGCGAGTGGCGACAGTCTGAGCCGTGCACGCCTGGCGGGTGCAAAAACCGTCATGGCGTGGGTGTACATTGCCACCGACCGGAACGATTACACGGTGTTTTTCGGCCTGGGCAGCAACGAGCTAATCGGCACAGGCAGCGACGGTACGACGCTGCTCCACTACGACGGCGCCACCGAGCGCACCGGATCGGCGCTATCGACCGGAATTTGGTATCACGTCGCGTACACCAGCAACGGCGACGACATCGGGAACGGATTTACCGTCTACCTGAATGGCGCCAGCAGTATTACGTCTGCCGGACGCGCGCAGGCGAGCGCCGGGACGAATATGTATCTCGGCAATGATCAGTATTCCGAGTGGCTGAATGGACGCCTGGCGCACGTCAAAATCTGGTCAGCCGCCTTGACCGCTGCCGAGATTTTGCAGGAGATGCACTCCATTCGCCCGCAGCGCCTCGCCAACCTGCATAGCTGGCTGCCGATGATCGCCCTCGGCAGCGACCGCACGAATGAGGTGAGCGGCGCCGGGAATACGTGGACGGCCAACGGCACGCTGACCGACGAGGCCGGGCCGCCGGTTGCGTGGGGTGTAGCGCCGTGGGTCGTGCCATTCGTGGCGGCGGCAGGCGGCGACACGATTAGTTTGACCTGCACGGCTACGCCTGCCAGCGCAACCGCTGATGACGCCGACCTTGCCGTCTTGCGGGTGCTCTCTGCGGCGGCTGTGGCAGCGACTACGACGACGGATGCGGTGACGTTGAACACGGCGACCGTCTTCTCTCTGGCGATGGCGGCACAGGTTGATACGGCGACCGGCGACACGGCAGCAGCGGCTATCCTGCGCAATGTGGCATCGGCGGCGACGGCTGCCACCGACACGGCGCCAAGCGCCGCGCTGGCGCTGCTCAGGGCGTTGGCGCTTGCAGTACAGGCGGCGACCGTCACGACGGTGCGGTATGGCGTGCGCTTCTACGGCATGGCGTGCGCTTCTACGGCAACGGAACCGGGCAGATCGACCGGCTGCGCATCGAAGTGGACAATCCAGCCGACCCGCCGATTGACGTGGGCGCAGGTGATTTCTGCTATGAGTTCTGGATGCGCTGCGCCTTTGCCGACAACACCACGACGGCGACCGACGAGGACGCGCGCTATAGCAACATCATTCTTGACCGCGACATCTGGGCGCACGAACGGGGATGGGTGCTTGGCGTCACGCGCAATGCGGGCAACACGGCGCTTGTCGCCTGTTTCGGCGTGGCCGGCGCTGGCCTGTCCTGGACAACCATTTTCGGCACAAGCAATGTCGGCGACGGGCGTTGGCATCACATCGCCCTGACCCGCTCGACAAGCACGGTGCGTCTGTTTGTGGACGGCGTGCAGGAGGCGGCGGGCACGTACAGCGGCGATCTCTCCTATCCCAACGGCGTGCGACCAACAGAGGGGCAAGATAATCCCTATCTGGTTATCGGCACGGAGAAGCACGACGTTGGCTTTGGCTACGATGGGGAGTTTGCGGCATTCCGGGTAAGCGACATTGCCCGGTATACGAGCACGTTCACCCCGCCCCAGTCTATCAGCGTGGACGGCGACACGATGGCGCTGTTCCTGTTCGAGGA